TATATATATGTTATATTTCTATTTAATTGATATATTTATTTTATATTGTATATATCTTTTATTTATATATATATATATATATATATATATATATATATATAAATAAATACTGAGATACTGTTTTTTTTATTAAATAAATTACACAAAAAAAAAAAGGCCAATGGGGTGGGTATATCAAGTTAGTGCCCTAAATTTGAGACAATCGTATCTCTGCCATCTATCATCGTTCTGAAGTCCCCATTCCTAAAGGGTCGATGGCTTTCAGATACAATATCTATAACCCCATGGTTTAGACTCATATGGGATTTTCTACTTATATTATAGTTGTCGCTGTTATTGGGGACTATTTTCAAATCCCCGCGAATATGATCGGAACTGTCTAATTTTTTACGGATACTTACCGTATAGTCTGGTCTTACGGACATAAAGTTTCTATAATCTGTGGGGTCCTTACCCATTGTCATCGCGCTGATGTTGGGGGTTATCATTTTCTCATTGGTTGGGACATACCTGAGAGGATCGCTATAGGTCTCATCCTGGACAGGTTTACGGTCCGATATAGAACTAGCCATGTTTGCTAGTTGCATTATGTCCAAGGGGTCTGAAAGGACTGGGCCTTTTATCTTGTCTTGCATCCTGTCGGATGTAAACCGATCTGAAGAAACGAAAGTTGGGCGGGAATATACACCCCCGTCTTCTGACATATTCCTGGGTTTATGGGGAGTAGTAGCCAGTCTACATGCGCTACCTGTTCGTGATTCCATTTTTAAAGATTCCTCCTCACTGAAATATTCCTTGAGGTCTTTACCACTGAATTTACATAATAGATATGATCCTAGAGCAGCGATAAGAATGTAGTATATTACGTTTCCTTGATGATTGGACATTTTCTTTATATAAAATGTATCCTCCTTTTAATAATAGATATATATATTATAAAAATAAAAAAAAAAAATATATATAAAAAATAGAACCTTCTTTCTCTCTCTATATATAATTTTTGAATATTTATAATAGGTTTATATTGTCTGAGGACTATCAGTTCTAAATTACAAGATGAGTGAAAATAATTCTGCCACTAACCGTGTCAATACATCAGTATTTGGTAAAAACAGTAAAACCAATAGCAAAGTGGTTACTCTGGATACTCACAAGCCCTATCAAAATAACAGGGGGAAGAGTGTAAACGACTGTATGTTCAATTGGCAGAAGAGCAACGGTATAAAAGAGGACAGATTATTTTCCAATTTAGATCGGACCAATGATAAAAAAGATGTAACAATGCTATCAGATATAAACACTCGAAGGGATAGTCCGACTCGAATCGATGGTAGGATCCATATTAAACTACTCACAACCATGGTAGATATGGTTAGTTCTGGAGAAATGCCGGAAAATACTGATATACCTTGTTTCTGGTGTAGACACTCCTTTACCACCCCCCCTATTGGTCTACCCATTCGATGGGTAAATAGTAAAAGTGATGGGGTAGAAAAAAAATGTACTACCCCATCACATAACGTAGGGGTAGATGGAAATACCATCACTGTTGTACCTGAAGAGTCTACCAGGAAAAGTATCAATACTAAAGGGTATTTCCAAGTAGACGGTATATACTGCTCATTCAATTGTGTCCTTGCAGATCTACAGAGCAGTCAATATAACTGCATGCTCAAAGATTCTTATACTCTATTACATAAAATGTTCAGGTTAAGTATGGATAGGTATCCAAGTAAAGGGGAGATTAAACCTATGCCCAGTTGGAGGCTAACTAAAAAGTATGGGGGTCCAATGTCGATAGAAGAATTGAGGGACACCGTTCAGTTGTATAATTATACAATGTCCTATAATATAGTAAAGCCGGTAGGTAGGATATTCGAAAAAATGGTTATTTAAAAAATAAAAAATAGTTATATATATATATATATATATACATAGGGTATACTATAAAATTATGTATATACTGTACACTTTAACACTCGGTCTAATCGGTTACTGCTTGGTAAAACCGGTTACAGAATTTGCGGCGATTGGGGCAGAGTATTATAGATATAAATATTCTACACAAGAAAACATAGTGTACAAAGGAAACCCCTACTACCATAGGATAGACTATAGATATAATAATAAGATGTACACGATGCTTGTACCTTCTAGGGCACTGAGATCTAATATTGTACAGGTGACAGATCATAACGACGTTGATGTCACCCCCAGGATCAGAGAGTTGTTAGGCCCCCGAGAAAATTGGCATGGTGACTTTCTGACGCCCTATCTACTAGGGTATGGAAAATTGAAGTTTGAGTTTCTACTGGGGAGTGATAAAGTATTTGTAGATAATCAGATCATTGACCTATGCGACGATATATCATCTTCAGATGGAGACGAACAAGGTGAAGAGACGGTAGGTGAAGAGACGGTAGGTGAAGAGACGGTAGGTGAAGAGACGGTAGGTGAAGAGACGGTAGGTGAAGAGACGGTAGGTGAAGAGACGGTAGGTGAACCTTCAATATTTTCATTTTTTTCAAGTTAGTATATATACACTATGCTGTGAACATAATTGTCTTATTAAATAAAGTATTATTTAATAATATTAAAATTATATACTACACGTATATAATTATAGCTAACTATTCTACCCTTATTCTTGTTGGTAACTTCTTTTGGTGACTATATTTAATAGTATATAAAGTGATAATATAAATATCATCGTCTTGATCAGTAATGTGTAAATAAAGTTAGATTGTCTGAATACACCTTCAATAATACTATCTACATTTGGGAGGTTGAAAATCAAAAACAGTACAGAAGTTATAATATAAGGGACGGCATTTTTAAGAAAAAGGTACCTCTTGGACTGTTCTATAGTCTTATTGTTGTTACCATCCACAACACTCACATCGAATATACCCTGAATAAGATTCAGGGTATCTGCATTTAGTTCTGTTTTATCTGTAGGTAGATTTATAATATTATCTTGAAATTTATTTTTTAATTCCATATCTGTTTATGTATATGATATAGTATACTTATATAGTATATTATGTATTCAAAAAAAAAAAAATCCTCCGATCTAAATGACCCCAATATATGGTATGACAGTGATCATGAACCCTCTAGAGGTGGCGGTGAAAAAGACTCCCTCTGGGGTGATGGTGACGGTGAAAAAGACTCCCTCTGGGGTGAAGATGGTGAAGATCCCCCCTTGAAAAAAGAGGAGACGGAGGATGAAGAGAAAGAGGAGGGGGGCGATGGTAAAGAATCCCCCCTGATGAAGGAGGAGAAAGAGGAGGGTGGGGGTGAAGAATACCTCCCGAGGAAGGAAGAGGAAGGGGGCGGGGGTGAAGAATACCCCCCGAGGAAGGAGGAGGAAGAGAAAGAGGATGGTGGGGGTGAAGAATACCCCCCGAGGAAGGAGGAGAAAGAGGAGGAGGGGGGTGACCCTAAGAATATTGGTATGGACCAATTAGATATTATTAATTTGCTAGAATATTTAAAAAAGTACAGGATCATTGTAGTCGAATTATATACTTACGATAACAGATACACGATGGCTAAATGTATTACTCACTTTGGTAATATATCATTTATCTCTATTCCTTCGAGATACCAAATTAATTATGCCAAAAATATTAAGGTCCCTACGGTTAAGATGAAGACGATTACCCAATTCGATATAAATGTGGTCGACACATTTACTACCCAGCCAACTATAAATATCAACAATGATAATATACAGGATCTATTAAAGTATAGGGGGTGTGTAGTGACAGATTCTAATATTAAATTAAAAAGATCGATCGTAAATATCACTGGACAGTTGGCTAGATTGAAGCCTTGTACAGAATACTTGGAATATAAGTTGTGTATTAAGTTCGAAGAATACTTTTTTGTAATAGACGAATCTAATAATCTCCAGAGTTATTCTACCTCTGACTATTCCAGTAATAGGTGTCTATACCCAATCATTACACTAAACAGTGTGATGTCCAAATTAAAAGCCTCTGACAGTATAGTCGATGTTCTACATTCAGATATTTCCAATATTTTCGATAGTCTTCTGTCTATTCTAAATCAGACGAACCGCGAACACCTTAAAAAGATGGAACAGGAGTTTAAAGATCAGGAAATTATCCGTGATATCAATATCGTATACGATAAAGGGTATTTACAGGATCTATTATCGACTAAACAGTTTTTGTCTGAAATCATTAAGAGTGAGGATTTATCCAAAAAAAACTTAAATAGGGTATCTGGTGATAGTACTAGACAGTTCAAGATATCCCAACTAAAAAAATCTACTTATACTTTATTGATAGATATATATAACAGATTTTGGAACCAGATACTCCTAATCGATGAAATCTGTTTCTGCTATATACAGAGCCTATATTTGATAAAGGAGCAGCACAAAGAGTTAAAAAATCACATCCACAGGTAACACACACACAGTTCTGAATATGGAAACTTACAGAATTATTTCCTGTAGTGTTTTTTTTGATTTTATCCCTTTTTTATATTGTGTATAATACATATAGCGTATTATACACACACACAATATAGAATGAACAATACCCCCCAACACCTTCAACACTTCTGTAATATCACCCAGGGTTCAGAGTACAGCAAAGGTACCAGTGATACAGTTACCCGATGGTCTCGTAATAGAACGCTCAGGATACAGATGGTGGGAACATATAACAGTAGAGATATCGAGACGGTTCTTACCATAATAGAAGAACTGATGGAACTAACAGGACTAAAGATCTATATAACCAAAGAGACATCCAGCAGCAACGTACTGATGTTTTTTGGGAATTCCCTGGACTACTCTAAGATGTACGATAATAATATCCTTAGAGAACCCAACGCGAAGGCCTTTTTCACATACCGTATAGGTATGGGTGGTGAAATAGTTCAGGCAAAGATTTTCATAAAGTCCAACCTCGAGGGAATAGAGAGAGACGATATCATGAAAGAGGAGTTAACTCAGATCCTAGGTTTCCCCAACGACAGTGTGAACCATCGTGAAAGTATATTCTATCAGTACAAGTACAGAGATAAAAGTCTCTACACCTGTAGGTACAGTATTCTCGACCAACAAGTTATAAAAATGCTATATACCCTGCCTATTGGTAGTAGACACCCATGTACCACCCAGAGGCACTGGCCCCTATACCTCCTTTTGACTACCCTCATGGTTGGGGTAATATTTTTTTACAAGTTTGTTTAAAGAATTATAACCTATTATAAATAACCACTCCATTATGACCATCACTTTTATAGTTTCGACAAATGAAGCCCACAGATTGAAAGTACTGATCGAGATGTTTTGTCACACCATTAAACTTGCATGTTTCGAACTAACTGATAAAGGGATCTATCTGAGGACGACGGACAGCGAGGACAGTCTTCTGATTGATCTCGTATTAAAAAGAGAGCAGTTTAAAAAATACAAATGCGTGAAACCAATGTACATCGGGGTAAATGTACTGCACCTGTACAAGATGCTAAAGTGTGTCAAGAAAAAAGACTCCATCACTATCTTCATAGACGATGAAAGACCCAACGACCTAGCCATAAAAATAGAGCAGTACGATCAGCACAACAGAACCACATCCTTTGTAAAAATACAGAATGTACAAAATATTGCACCCTGCGTACCAACGGGGTATGGACACCCTGTTATTATATCTTCTGCTAATTTCCAGAAACTCATAAAAGGGTTAAACCATATATACGAACAGGTCAGTGTAACCGCCACAACCGACTGGATAAGGTTTATGTGTGACGCTGGGGAGGTGTACTCTAGGGAAATTGAAATAGGGGAACTGACGGATTCTGACAGACTAATCCTTAAAGACGTGGATATGAGGATTAAAAACAAAGAGGTGTTACCAGATGAGTGGCACCACTACACCTTCCATACCTATCAGCTGGTGCAACTTATCAAGTTATCAGGACTGAGTTCCAATATACAGGCATATATAAACCATGACCTACCTCTACAGTTCCGCCTAAACGTAGGTAGTTTGGGTGAGATATCCACATATATCAAGTCGATCGACCAGATGGCCGACATTGATGTTGGGTCTATCGATGACGACATGGATCAGTTCAATTCTGATAGTAACGATAAGGAATAATTCCCACTTTTTAATAATATTTTAAAACAGGAAAAAAAAAACACTGCACTTGTTTAAAAATATGAACAGACCTTGTAGACTACCACAGACCCCCATTCAATCTGTCCACCTTCTGTTACACTTGATACACTGGATATAGTTCGTACACGCCTCGTCCGCCGACCTCGACTGTGTCTGGAAATGGACTGTTTTAGTACTCCCGCATGCACATTTAAACACCCCCTCCTGGACCTCTACAGGGTTCTCTTGGAACTGGTCTGACTCCAGTTCCAGTTCCCTATACTCTTTAAACGCCCTAGACTTGAACAAAGAGCTACTAGATATTTCACCAGAGTTGAAGGTGAGGTTTCTGATTTTTGGTAGTTCATTGTAGAAAAAATTTAGGTACTCCTGTCTAAAAGACGACCCCCCTTGCGATTTTGCGTGGTCATAGAAACACTCCTCAATCTGGTCTACATAGGCTGGGAAACTAGGAACACCCCCACTGTCTGGGGTGGTGTTGGTGAGGGTCATAAAAATAATCTTTCTTATAATATTTCGAGTATTTTCCATAATTGTTTATATCCTTTACCAGGTAACATAGAGAGTTGTGCACATAAATTACATCAAAAATATAATTTATGTAATTTATGTGCATAACTCTCTATGTTACATTGTACGGTAACAAAATCGACACATACACAATGCCCGTCGATACAGAACTATATGACCTGCTAGGCTTAAAGAAGGATGCTACACCAACGGATATAAAAAAGTCCTATCATAGGCTTTCGAAACAGCACCACCCCGATAAGAAGCCAGACAGGGACGATACCATGTTTAAGAAGATTAATATGGCAAATGAAATACTCACGGATCCTGACAAGAGACGGCAGTATGATGCTGTGGGTCTGGAAGGGCTAAAAAATGGGAGGGGAGGGGGGTTCGATATGCCAGATATATTCAAAGGGTTTTTCACAGGAGGGAATATGTTTAATCATTTTTTCTCTGGCGCCTCCTCCTCCACTCAAACCCAACAGAAAAGACAGATGTACTATAATATCAATGTTTCCCTTGAGGATGCTTTTAGGGGGTCTGTGAAAAAACTCAAGATTACAAGTGATATAAACTGTAATGACTGTGGCGGAACGGGGGCGAAGAATGGTGTATCTACATGCAGTGAGTGTAGGGGTAGAGGGATGATTGAAATTACCAGAAATATGGGTAATATGATCATAAAGAATACAGCCCCATGCGGTAGGTGTCAGGGGACCGGGAAATTTATACCCAGTGGAAGCGTCTGTAATGGTTGTAGAGGGGGTGGTACCATAAAATCATCAGAAATTATTGAGGTGGTGCTGCCTCCTCTCAGTAAACCAGGGGATACGATCAGTGTAGAGTCCAGACATGGGGATAGACTGTTGGTGACAATTGGTCTACTCCCTCACAATCTCTACGAAGTATCAGGTACAGATGTCATTATGGTGAAGCATATCACTCTGAAAGAATCTCTACTAGGATATAAATTCGACTTTACATACCTAGACGGTAAAACGTACCATATCAATAACAGTGAGATATACAGACCCGATAAGCCTTACAATCAGATAAACAGCCTGGGTATAGGAGGGTGTGGTATACTGAAAATACATATAAAAGTATTGTACCCCACCTATATAACAGAAGAGGACCAAACCAGGATCTTAGAGCTAAGATTCTAGAATAGGGGTGTAGTATTTGGGGGGTGGTCTTTGATATAGGTTGTGTGGCTGGGTTCTACTCTACCCTGTCTTCCGTGGAGGGGGTGGAAGATACGGTTGCTGGGCATAGAGTGATTATTGGACATAGTATGGTTAGCATTTTGACGATCTTGATACTGTTTGGTTATCGACTGTTTTAGTGTATCCCTTCTGTCTATGTTCATCCGGTTGTGGTACAATAGTCTCGTGTAGGTATTGTCTGTGTAGTCTATAGACTGCTCTGGGTTGATGTTCATATCCATGTTATGTCTCGTCATGGGGTAGTTCCCCCATCGATTGTTTAGACGTACACCATTGTCTACCCCCGGGTAGGCTGTGTCTAGACTAGAAGGGCTCATATACCTCTGGAGGCGACCGTTGATACTAGAAGCTATATCCATTTATTTGTTATTTAGTATTTTAGTTAAATACTACAATACTAAATAAAATATTATTTAGTATTAAATCATATATATTGCGTGAAAATAAATATTTATTTATAAGCACATTGGCTGTTCAGTATTTTTTTTGTCTACTGTTTACTATCTACTATCTACTATAATTGGTGATAATCACCTCTGTGAAAGTATCACTGTACGTTTTATCTGGGGAATAACGGAGATAGTGGGTATCTTTCATATAGATATTATACCCACTATACAGTTGTATGATGTAATTGGAATGGTTGTAGCTCAGTATCCATTTTGTTTTTATTTTTTTTAGGCATTCGAACAGTCTATGGTGGTCGAACGTTTTCTGGGCACTGGTTATACCGTAATGGTTTAGGAGGGGTTTTCTGTCTATATAGTAGGGGGGGTCAAGGTATATAAGGGTCTTAGGATTGTCTCTGAGACTCATGTCCTCCAGTACACTAAAACAGTCATTGACGCTTAGGTCGATATGTCCATATATGCTATCTGGACTGTTAAAGGAGTAGTCTTTCATACTTTCGATTGAATTTACCTTATTCTTTTTTGCATAGGACATCATTTTACCGCTATAGGAGTTTCGAGATAGTCCATACAGAATAGCCGCAAAGTAGAACCGGTTCTGTTCCGTTATAGTAGAGAATTTCAACTCGTCTTTATATTGTGTGAATTCTTCTTTGGACAGTACGTGATCTATCATCTCCTTTATTTGAAGATATAACCTCTTGGGATCGTCAATCATACATCTGTGGTAGTTGATGAGGGTACTTTCTATATCGTACCCTTTTAGTTTAAGATGGGGGTAATGTTCTATTATATAGTATTCAAATGCACCACTTCCAAAGAATGGGCTTACCACATTATTGATTCTATTCATGTCCAATGGTAAAAACAATTTTAATATTTTTGTGAGTCTTGACTTGGACCCAAAATACTGTAGAAAAGATTTCAGTCTCATTTTTAATGGGGGGTGAAAGTTTTTATCGGACTGGATATGTGTATATATAAGGTGAATATATATATATATAATTTTTTTTAAGGTATCGGTTTCTAGTTTAAAGGGGTGGTCTCCGTAGCATACTCCTCATATCTGGGGTTATGGCCTCCTTTACTAAAGGGTTTAGGAACCAAGGGCCATCTTTATCACCACCTGTCCTCTGTTTTAGCAGGATAGCGTAATGTTTATAATCCGCATGCCAACTACCAGTATTAGTCGGAAATTTGTATTCACCACAACCTGAACCATCTATAACCATCTGTTTCGTATAATACTTCCTCTCCTCTTTCAAGGCCCATCTCAGTATAGTAAACCATTTAGACCATTTTGTAGCGGGTTTTATAAGATGCTTTTGAACATTTTTTAAAAAATACTTAAGATATTCTTCTTGCCCCCATACTTTTCCCTCGAACTCTCTCAATTTAATAGAATCTTCCTGGATAAGGGCAAGTTCTTCCGCGGATATCATGTAATCCTTGTAAGGATCTGAGGATACAGTTTCCTTCTTTTCAATCTCATTGTCTTTTTTGGCACTCTTATGTTTACCTACTCTATTTGCGGTATTCTTAGTCTTCTTCTTATCCTCTTTCTTCTTAGTCTCCTCCTTAGTCTCCTCTTTAGTCTCCTCCTTAGTCTCCTCTTTAGTCTCCTCCTTAGTCTCCTCTTTAGTCTCCTCCTTAGTCTCCTCCTTAGTCTCCTCTTTAGTCTCCTCCTTAGTCTCCTCCTTAGTCTCCTCCTTAGTCTCCTCCTCAGCGGTGCATGTTTTCCTCCTCCTTCTCCTCCTGAGTCTTTTAACCTTTCTCCTATATAATTTTTTATTAGGTACACCCACCTCCTCCTTTGTCTCTTGTACATCCTTTTCTTTTATAGGGCTGAGTTCTGTTGCAAAACTAAAGTCGACGTCTTTAAAGTACTCCATGTAGAGGTGGTTTTTTAATTCCTCATCCTTTATCGCCAAGATTGTGGCGACATCTTTGTCTATTTGTTTTCGTCTTGCACTTATTTTTGGCGGCATTTACTAATTTACCCTTAGTATAAAAGGTTGTAAGTAAATGTAATATATTGGAAACGATAAAAAAAATCAAATTTTTAGATAGAAAAACTCCTACAGAGCCACGATACGATTCCTGAGTCTTCTTATACTACATTTATCGGTAATCCCTCTACTGACGATTTCGTAGAAACATCTGTTTAGAATTTCAACGTCGTACTTACTATTGTGTGCCTGTGTATGGTCTATGGGTGTTCCGAAAAGTTTGAAATACAGTTCGCTGAGTCTGGGCCATTTCCAATTACCGTACCTGAAAGGGCGTAGTTTACAGAACTCTATAGTTTCCAGTTTCGTACATAGTTTCTGTTTTCTGCTTATACTCTCGATAACTTCTGTACGCCCGTACCTGAGTAACTCACACAAGAGTACATTTTCATCGAAATGCAGATTGTGGGCGACGATACAGTCACATTTTAAGATGTCTGGGATCAACTGTTCGAGCATATCCTCGAACAGAACACCCTTCTCAATTGCAATCTCACTGGATATCCCGTGTATGGCCGTAGTGTCTTCTGTGATTTCAAAGTCTGTGGGTTTTATAATATAGTCTTTTATCCCTTCAGGGTACTCTAGATCATTGTGGTGCTTGAGGGACCAAGATATCTGAACGATTCTCGGCCAGTTATCCGTATTGGTGTAATCCACTCTATAGTCCAGGGGTAGTCCCGTCGTTTCTACATCGAAAATAAAATAGTACACCATAGTGGTTGTTTTACTTATATGGACCACCTTTTTAAACTGAGTCTACTACGTCTTCGAACCACCATGAGAGTATATTCTAGAGGTCCATTATGGTCCATTGTGGTCCATTGTGGTCTGTTGTGGTCCATTGTGGTCTATATTCGAATTAGATTAACAGTTCCTAATATTACCATCTATATAGATAATCAGTATGTGGTGTTTGAGAAGTGGCTTACAGAGTGAGATGAATAAATTTTTGATAAAGAGATAGAATAATCGTTAAGAGAAAAAGTACAAACAAAACTATGGGGAAAAGAAAATGCTCTTGCGGTAAAAAACGACCTTATTTCGGCCTCGAAGGGGACAAAAGGCCAACCTGCTGTAGTGAGTGTAAAAGCGCTGAGATGGTCAATATAATAAGTAAAAAATGCTCTTGCGGTAAAAAATATCCTATATACGGCCTCGAAGGGGACAAAAGGCCGACTTGCTGTAGAGAATGTAAAACTGATCTTATGGAGAATATATTAAATAAAAAATGCTCGTGTGGTAAAAAACAACCTACATATGGACTTAAAACAGACAAAAGGCCGACTTGCTGTAGAGAATGCAAAACTGATCTTATGGAGGATATATTAAATAAAAAATGTAAAACAGACCATTGTGGTATAATAGCGGGCAATAGTAGGTACCGTGGCTACTGTTCGAGGTGTTTTTTCTATACGTTTCCAGACGAAAAATTGACTAGGAACTACAAGACGAAGGAAAATACCATCGTTGACCACATTAAACAGAAGTTTCCTGACTACGATTGGGTCCACGACCGTAGAGTGATGGATGGGTGTTCTTTGAAAAGACCAGATCTGTATTGTGATTTTGGGAGTCATATTGTCGTCATAGAAGTAGACGAAGATGCCCACATAGGGTACAGTTGTGAGGAAAAACGAATGCTTAAGATTATAAATGATTTTGGGGTGAGATCTACTATATTTATCCGTATAAACCCTGATAAATATACGGATGAAAAGACTGGCGAAGTTGTGAAGAGTCCATTTGGAGTGAAGCAAACTACGGGGAAGTTGGAGGTGAAAAATAAGAAGGAACTAGACATTCGTCTGAATCATTTATGCGACACGATTGAACGGTATTCCGTCGAAAAGGAGTACAAAATATTTACACTGGAAGAATTATTTTTTTGCTAGTGACTACAAAATGTAATCGCTGTAGGTATACAGGGACATCTATTTTAGAGTCAGTTCACTAACCCATAGCATATATCTCGTCTGTTTATAACTGTACATAACCACCGTCAGTGGTACAGTTTTGGGCGGGTTTTCCTGTAGAAGCCCATATTCCATATTTTCTAAATTGTATTCGTATATCGTTATATAACAGTTATCCTGTGTATATATACTACTGTTGTTTTTTATGATATTGAAGAAACTCCTCGCATAGCTATCTTTTACCCCCTCTTCCCCCCCTTCCGACTCGTAGTACTGGGGGTAATCCTCTTTATTGTTTGGTATACGATTGCCCTTCTCGTCTAACTCGTAGAACCTAAACCTTTTTGCTATATATTTCTTAGGAGTATTCTGCTCCCCATCCAGTTTCATATAGAGGATATAGTTGTCGAGTTCTGGCTGTATCCTGTCATAGACAATGATGTTTTTATTGGGTTTGATCTTATTACTGAACCATACCCTAAATATATCTTCACTTGTCATGATTGTCTCACTTGGGCGACTCCTGAATAGGTGGATATTAGAATTGAAGTACCTGTTCTCATTCGCATAGGGATAGGAGAGTATATGCCTACTGTTCTTATACACCATGGATAGGTGCATTTTCAATCTATCATAGTTGGTGGGATTGACTTTTATTTTACCGTCACTACCGATCAACCCTTCCACCTCATCCCCCCTAAGTTTGTAAACCGTAGCGTCATCCTTGTTTAGATGTTCTTGAGAAAACTGCTCAATAACACCTCTAACCGCTAGTCCTTCTTCTTTCCTTTCCTTATTTTTCTCGTATAAGTACTTAGATAGTAGTACGTAAGATTGCTGTAGGATCTTGTTGAGGATAATTTTCTCCCCATTATATTTCAACAAGGAACTCTCTTCTTTCGCAATGACTGGAAAGGAGTCGAGATGGATATCGAGTATACAATCAGTATTTTCCAGTAGGTCCTGACTCTTTTCAATATCGATTTGGGGTATATACAAGTCATTACCGCCTATAACTCCATATACGCCTATATTCTGTTTAGCATCCAGCACTCTTTTTTTAGTAGTCCCCATTTCTGTGATTATACTGCGTACGATGTCTATATCCTGTTTGAATTCGTCTAGTTCTGATAGGGGAATGTTAGGTAGGTTATAGGGTCGACGTGGTGGTAGGATATACATAAACATGGTTCTGTTATCTGTGGCTATTTCTACCCCCCTGACTTTTCCGTATATATCAATATATTGCCTTTTCAGAGCACCTCTACTTATAATCCTGTCTAGACCAGGGGTTGGTTTTATTATTTTATCTTTATAGAAGTATTCATAGTATGACCCTACATTTTTTATAAGGGTTGAATCTGTATGGCTGTTACCCTTCTCCTCTTCCTTTATAGATACTACCCCTTGAAATGTCCCCTTAGATGGTACACCTATTAATTCATAATGGTTATATATCAAGTTGTTTTTTTTTGTATTTTTAAGGTGTTCATAAATAAACACATTTTTATCGTAGAAGAATTTGTCTGCGTAGTAGTTGGACTTGACAGTAGGAGGTATTACTATTCTACTCCCTACGTCTTGGTCGTGGATGATGACATGGATATTACACTTATAGTACATCTCCAGTATACGCATGTAGCGGTGTACATCAATGAAACCATTGGTACCCAGAAAGGTGTTTCTTAGCGTATGCAGATCACTTCCTGGATTTTCCTGAGAGATCAGTTCCATGTTTAGACCTTCTAACATCGACTTTTTCAGACTAGATACGTCATCAATCACTTTCTTTTTGTTTATCGCATTTTCCATACAGTAGAGTATACTACACGAGGACACCGGCGTGGAAGTTTTGTAGTATTTACTATTATGATTGAAAAGTTTACATACAGGGTTGGGTAGTGCTCCTAGCCTGCCTTCACTCTTCAACAGTGTCTCAGGGTTTGTACATACATAATTGCTTATCACGGGCTGTTTAGAACGTTTATAAGGTTTCTTAAATAGACAGGGTAAATCGGTTATGACGTCACAGTTGTTCAGAGTATTTTTCATCTTTCCAGGATACTTATATGCACTTCCTTTGTTTGCTCCACTTGCAACGTAATAGCGGGGCTTGATTAGATCCTTTCCATCTGGTGATTCTATTACGCTTTCAGGGAATTTTAACTCATATTTGGAATATACACTTTTCTCCTCTTCCCTAGTGCTTTTTTTCTCATCTTCTCTAAGGCTCTTTTTCTCCTCTTCCGTAAGAAAGTGGTTATATATATGGTCTCTTCTCTCTTTTTCGTCATCTATGATGATAGGTTGTCTATCCCCCTGGCATAGTGCCATATAGTCTTTTACGAAGAGGTTCGGTTCTTCTTCTGCAAGGGAGACCCCTTTATCTACTGGGAGGGATTGGAAAGGGGTTGACAGCTTTTTGACATCTTCGACGCCTAGATAGCCCTCGAACACTCCTAGTACGGAGTCATACTTTTCTCTATAGACTGTTAGCAGTTTTTTGAAAAACCAGTCGTATCTGATTTTTACCTTGGATATATCCCTAACATTTAGGGATATTTTAACGTACCTATCACCTATACGGAACCCTTCTCCTTCTGGTATCTGGTGTTTGTATAGGATCTTAAAATTGGTAAAAGTAATGATATCTTCTTCACCCCCATAGTTATAAAACAGGGTTAATTTATTACCTGTTTCCTGTTTATTATCATTACGGTGTATAAAATACCGCCATCTGGGTTCTGTAAAGATAATGTGTTCTATCACTTCGGGTAGGATATAGAAAGAATTTACAAGGTTTTTTCCACCTGCTGTGTCTGTTACTGTAACCTTATAGTTACCCTTTATGTTTAGTTCGGTATAGGTTTCTTCCAGTAATGTATATTTGAAATCATCGAATGAGTCCAACACCCTCTCGACCTGATCTATAGCGATGTCTCTACCCCTCTTGTCAGAATTTAAATGGATCGGTATATTTACTCTGAACGTACCCTTATCCACTCTATGGATGGTCACCATGGTGTATTTATAGAGTTTACTTGTGGGATGGTGACCATCTTTTTTAGACACGTGGATAATATACATATGATCCATACTCTTCATCTTGGATATGTCGAGGGCTATTTTTTTATGTTTGTATTCGATATTAGAGAATATTGAATAATTGAACTCGTTAAAGCACTTGAAATAGGACTGGTATTTCGCCACTACGTATTCACCACCTACCCTAAACATATCGAATATATCGTAGAGGGAATATTCACCACCCGTCTTTATATCTATGTGAACCTCTAGTTTTGTCAGGGAAAAGCCTGACATCTTTATATCCTCTTCAGTATCTATACTGTTTATATCACGGAGGTACCTTACATGGTTGATAAACTCCCTTTTTAATTGCGTCAGTTCGGTGAGTATTTCTTTACAGTACTGTAAGAACCCCTCATTAAAACGATCGATGTCTGTAAAAATTGTTTGGAAATATTTAATCGATTCCAGTGCTAATGATTCATTATCATCTAAATCGGGGGTAGGAGTCTCATAGTGACCAGTTTTAACATAAAGCTTTTTATAAAATATATAGCCGTATATTATTTCCTTAGGTTCTAGTTTTTTATATCTATCAGTTAGTCCAGAGTATTTATCTAAGGTACCTATAATCCCAACCTCATTCTCTTCCCATTCATCCCAATCATCTCTAATACTTCTAACACTTAATCTACACTCTTCATTTATACAACGGGTAGGATCAATTACACCGATGTCTAGGTATTTAAAAGGAATTCCAAAAAGGAAGGCTATACGATCTTCTATAGTACCCACCGTATCTAAAGGATATACCTCTACTTCCTTTTTTTCTTGCTTGCTTTCTAGTATAAGCATAATGGAGATGTCAAACTAAATAAATAGTTTATAACATATAGTATATATTATAAATTATTTATTATAATTTATAATATAAGTTAAGAATAAAATGGGGTCATATATAAAGCCCAAATACATGTCTGTATCCCCCCTATATCTAGCGACGAATGATTTCTATATCCTCAACCCTGAAAAGCCAGGAGGGCAGGTCAAGCTCTGTACCCGACTGAGAGGCTTAAGTTTCGTGTATTTCTACTCAAACGACTGTGCTTACTGTGATCTCTTCAAACCTATATTCGAAGAATTACCAAAAGAAATAGGCGGATGCCATTTTGCCATGATTAATGTATCCGACTGTAAACAGATCGTGAAAGCTTCTACCAACACTACAACCCCTATCAAATATGTACCCTATCTAATCCTCTATATCAACAATACACCCTTTATGAGATATGACGGGGAAAGAGAGTTGACATCTATTAAAAAATTTATTTTCGATGTAGCAGAAAGTTTACAGTCCAACAATACCCAGTGTTCTCTGAGCAATAAAGAAGGGTGCGATCCAGCCAGTAGGACCCTAGAAGATATGAAAAAAGACTTAAGGAGTGATGGGGACAGTAAACAGGTACCATCATATACGGGTATATACAGGCCAAAGAATGATAGAGAGAATGTATGCTTCCTAACCCTTGACCAGGCGTATGGCCCCGTCAATTAGATTAACAAGAATGACCTAGTTATTCAACCTCTCTGTAGATGTCAGGTCCTTTTTGGAAAAATAAGAGTAAACTGTTTTACGCAATGAAATGTCATTACGTAAAAATAAAAAAAAAATTAGACTTCTTTGGAGTTAGGGATTACCCATCTGTGTCATCAGTCCACTCATCATCCCCATCATTTTGCTTAGGTCTAAATCACCAGACTGTATACCAGAGTTCATACTAGTGACCATATCATTAAAAATTCCAGAGGACATCATAGTAGTAATTGCTTCCATAGGGTTGCTGTTATTTTCTTCCAGCCCAAGACCTTGGATACTGTCCACCATACCGTTGATGAATTTTTCTTCTTTCCCTTCTCCATTCGTCAGATTTCTGAGAATAGATTCTGCATTATTGGTCGGATCTATAATGGAACTTATCTTTAACAGATGGTTCCAGATAGCATTCCTTATATTCGCGGAGGGGGCGTTAGTGATCAACCTAGCTACACCTAGATATATTTTACTGTTAAAAGTAATATCTCCGACTATACTGTTTACATCTTTATTCATAATAGCGGACTTATTTTTCATATAAAAATCTGTAAATAGGCTGTTATGTTTTCTTATAGAAGTCAGATGCCTGAAGTTTGTCTTCTCTAGTAGGCGGTTATACAAGCGCAGAGATTTCAGATTATCGTAGCAACCAGATAGGTCTTCAATAAAATTAATAATATTGGAAAACAGAGACAATTCTTGTTCTGTTAGTCTATATTTGGAGGTTTCTTCCAAAGGGGTTATAGTGGAGGGGGTGTCCAGAGGGGTGTCCAGAGGGGTGTCCAGAGGGGTG